GAGGATCGTTATAATTAAAGATAATGCTTTAAAACCTGATATCAGGATATTAAACATAGTTTTATTACGTTCTAACCACTTAACAAAGTCACCAAATGTTTTAACTAAATCTTGTAACCAATGTACAACACCAATTATTTGTGGTCTTAAGACCACAAATAATTCAGACATTGCACCAAAAATAGCATCTTTTACGTTAGACATCTGAGATGTAACAGAACCTTGCATATTTTCAAGGCCGTGATAAAATAACCCACCTTCATCTTTAGCTTTTTTCAATACCATTGTAATATTTTCATAAGTTGCAGGTAACTTATGTAATAATCCTTGAAGATTAATACCAGCATAAGCGAATTGTTTAACATCCGCTGCTGTTGCTTTACCAGCATTCTTAATTTGTTGTAAATTTTGAGCCATTCGCATTAATTCGTCATTACCTCCACCTGTTGCTGCAATAGCATTTGCTAAATTTAATACATCTTGTCTTGCTTTACTAGCAGATACACCAGCTGAAATTAATAATTGATTACCTTTTAATAACCCTTCAAATTCAAACGGTGTTTTCTGAGCATCTTCCATTGTTTTATTAATAACACTTTGAGCTTTATAATGGTCTTTTAGAATTGTTGTTAAACCAATCCTAGCGTTTTCAACTTTTGTACCAGCATCTAACATCGTATTTGTAAATGTTGTAATTGCTGCAACTGAAAAAGCAGCAGCGATTGTACCTTGCAAATTTTTCATAGTTGTATTTAATTTATTACCATTTGTCTCCATATCTTTCAAAGCTGGTGATAATAAATTAATCGCTGAAATTTTATATACTATATTATTTGACATATTTGTTTGTTTATATAAAAACAAAATCCCTAACAAAATAGTTAGGGATATTCAATTTTTTTTAATTTGCAAATTGATTTTGTTTGTTATAAAGTTTAAATTACCGATTATTTATTCACTATATTGATTATTTTTACTTAAACCATATTTTAATCTACTCCAAGCTAAAACTATTTCATCATCTGTCATATTATCAACGTCTAAATTGAATTTTGAATGAAAAGATAATAATGCTAGAATTTGAGTTTCTTCGCTTGATTCATCAGTTATTTTATAATCTTTTATTTTTTTTTAAAAACATCTACTAATATTTCAATTGTCCCGAATGCAGCTAATGCACCTCCAAAATAAATATCATCATCTTCTGATTTACCAGAACTAAATCTTTTATCTGATTCTTCGATTAATAGTATTGCATCAAATAATGTACTGGCAGCAGTTAGAGTACCCCTCACGGCTTCATCCATACATCTCATTTTTACCATTCTTGATGGTGTTTTAATAAATCCGATTATTTCTTCTTCGTCTTTAACGAAAACAATTGGTTGTACTGTAGTATTGTACTTTTTAGATAATTCTGCTGCAATTTCAGCTGGGTCTTGTTTTTGAGTTTCTTCTGTCATAATATATTGTTTTATTTACATAAAAACGCCAATACATACAAAAAAGTAAAAATATTTTTGTATATAATAAAAAACCCTTCAATTAGAAGGGTTAATTAGTAATAATGAAAAAAAGAAGAAAATTTATTAATTATGACTGATACCAGCTATAATTAATGGTAAGGTTACAATCAATTTCGTGTCATTTTGACTAGCAGCTAAAGCATCATTAGTGAATTCACACATATGAAGTGTATCAGTTTTTACTGATAAATTACTACCACCAAATATTACTTGAATATCAAATGGTGAAATTGATAATATATCATTATTTGGGGCAGAATTGATTATTCGTTTTAATTCATCTTGATAAATATCAATAGATGCTGAATATTCAATATTACCGTAACCACGACTCACAGGTTCATACTGCCATCCATAGTTGTTTTCTTTGGTTTGTTTACGTTCATAGTCAATTTTTACAATCCCGACAATAGGTGTACCAAACAATATTACTTTTATCGTACCCCAATCATAGTTAATTCCGTTAATTAATGGTGTTGCCATATATTTTTATGTTTTATTTTATTTTTGTTATTTGATTTTTATTATAAAAACTAATTTGTTTCAATAATAACTTAATTATTTAATCTTTAACCCTAATTTTTATATTATGACTTGTTAAAACTAGGGTCTTGGATTAAATTAATATTATATTGATGTGCTGAAACCAATTTTGACAATTATATTTCTAGCCACACCAATTGGTACAATCGAAATTGCAACTACAATAGTTGAAGTGCTTGCAACATTTTGTGCTGGGTCAATACTAACTTTAACAGCTGATACTTCATTTTCTCTGACCATTTGGTTAACAGATTTAGAACCTTCTGATGTTAAATAAGCCACTGTAGCATCAGATAATGTTCCATCTGAGTTAAGTGTTAATGGAGAGTTTAATTGTGGAATTAAATCACTGTAAACACCTCTAATAGCTTTATTGATTGTTCTATTATTCTCAATGTAAGCATAATCAGAAGATTTAGCAATAGCAGTATGAGAATCATTGAAATATGAACCATTAACATTTGTTAATTTTCTTAAGAAAATATAACGTTTTAAATCTATTAAACTAAGTAAATTAGTTGAAATAGAAGGGTCATTCAATGGTAAACCATTTGCAAAACCAATAACTTCATCTTCTTGACCTGAACTAATGTTGAATTTAGAAACCCAAGCAATATCTTCAGATACTTTAGATAAAGCTACAGCTCCAAGAGTTGCTCCAAGAGTTGTGACAGATTTTCCGTTAGACCAAGCTAAACTATTACCTAAATTACCACTATCTTGACCAATAACAACACTTACATTATTAGCGTGTAAGACACCTAAATCTTGTAATGTAGATAGATTAGCCACAGCTGATAAATCAGGTCCTAAAAGAACTGATAATGGTGCAATAGCGTTACCTAAAATATCACATACTGATTGAATAACTGTTATATCATTGTAATTGAATGCTTGTGAATCTTGATAGATACCTAATTGTTTAATAACACCACTAGAATAAGTAGACATACTACCAATTTCAGCGAATGTATAAGCACCAACTGGAACATCGAATATACCAACAAATAAATTACCTTGTGGTTGAATTCTGAAGAATTCTGAAATGTGATAATGTTTAACAGCATTTTTAGAACCAACACCACCAGTCCAAGCTGTTGAAGTTGCTGTAATACTACCTGTTTTTGTTATTGTAAGACCTTTTGTATTAGGAAAAGCACCTAAACCTGCCTTAGCTGAAATTGTTAAACTTGATGAAGAAGCAATTGCTGTATAACCGTGAGTATCAGTACCTAAATTAATTAATGTAGCGATATCACTTGCTACATCAGTATTAGATGATGACGTTGCTGGTTTATTATAATTAACTAATTGAACTGAAACATAAGCTGCGTCAACTAGAGTACCACCACTTACTGTTTTTGTTCCATTATTACCACCTTCTTTAGTTGTAATTGTGATGTTATCACCAGTATTTCCGCTAACTGTAATAGTTACAGTTGCAGTAGCTTTTGTTTCGTCAGAATAATTACTAGAAATACCTAATGCTTCAGCATCTTCAACTGAAAAAATTTGTTTGATTCTATCATTTGTTGCAAATCCTGATGGTAGAGTGTTGTCATAGAAAACTAATCCAGACACATAATCTGTACCAGGCAACGCTCTTGATAAACCACCTTGACCTTTGATAAACGTAATATTGTTTAATGCCATTTTTTTATATATTTTTATTTTTATTATTTTGTAAAAAAAAAGAGGAAAGGATTAACTCCGTCCCTCTTAGTTTTGTATTATTACTATTTAATTATTGATTATGCAGAGAAATCAGCTAATTGATATGTTGTGTGGATAGCAGCCTCGTTAGGTTTTGACATACCTACACCAAATTTAAATAACATTTTGTAGAACCAAAGTGTACTGTTATTTTGTAATCTGTTTAAATCAAATTCCATATTATCAACTGTTGATAATGGCATATGTAAATTAGATGTTGGTGCAGTTGTAGCTTCCATAAAGAAGATAGTATGTTCTGGCATACCAGCAACAACAACGATATCATAACCTTTATATCTGTTTAAACCTTTTTCAGTTGTATCTTGGTTTTTGTAAGTTGTATTTGCTAATGCATCTTCATATTTTTGAGCATCTTCAACACCCATAATATATTTCAATTTAGTATATCTATCAGCTTTTGATAATAATGCTTTTGGTAATTTATTTTTTAATGCTTCTAATTTAGATATAATATTTGCTGAAGTTACAACACTCGCAGAAATAGTTAAAGCAGATGTAGCTGGAGTAATAGCTTGTTTTATAATACCATCAACGAATTTGTTGTTAGCATTAACACCACCAGGAGCAGCACTACCACCAGTAGCAGCAGAATAAGTTGTAGACCCAACCCAAATCATAGTTTCAATCGGAGCCAAAACTTGAGCAGTATAAGTTGAAGCTAACCAGTTTTCAAAAGTTGAAGGTAAACCTCTTTCTAACATTTTAGATGAAATTTGGTCAACTTGCCAATGGTTTTCAAAAACCGCAGGTTCGAATTCATCATAACCCATAAATGCACCTAATTGAACATCTACATTAGATAAAGTAGTTGAACCAGAAGCAGTAGGAACTGAAGAACGATTTTGTAATACAACAGATGAACTAACTTTAGGGAAAGTATATTTGTCATTTTTAACATCTGATGCAATGTAGAATAGACCAGCGTTAAGAGAATCTTC